AAAAATTTATATAGTAATATATTGATTCCTATGTATCCACTTAGAAAATGTCATTTTTTTGACTAACTGGATTTAAATAGTCTATACCCCTAGCAAAAAATTGTACGTCTATACTATATATATATACCCTACCCCCAAATATTTTTAAAATTTCACAGGTTTAACTATGGCAGCACAGGCTGCGGCTCATTAAGTTAATATAAGTATTTATTGTTTTGGAAATAAAGCAATATATAATTGCAATAGGAATGGGGTACTACTCTTTTCCCCTGTGTCTAAATAGTAAAATAACATACTTTTTTATTTTATGCAATAGTGTTATAATAAATTTGTAAATAAAAAAGGAATAATAAATGTATGAACTATTTGTACTAGCTTGTCTAGTATCTAACCCAACTCAATGTGTAACCCTAGAAGATTTATATAGTCCACATGACACCCATGATAAATGCTTAACAAGAGCATATGTTATTTCACATGAAATACCTGAGTATCTACCACAATATTATGCTAAAGCATATAAGTGTTTGGATATGTCTAAAGAAGGTAGTAAAATAAATACATAATGGAAGCAGCAACTAATCTAGAAAACTACCTAGATTTTAAATTAAACTTAGATACATATACTAATTTAAGAGCAAAGGATGATTTCCTTACGTTTGTAAAGATATTTGCTCCTACTCTTGTATCTGATTTTAAGATGGGTAGACATATAAAGCTATTATGTCAAAAGCTACAGGGTGTAGTAGATGGTGACATAAAGAGACTTATGGTATTCCTACCACCTCGTTCCTCTAAATCTTTAATATGTAGTAAATTATTTCCTGCATGGTATATAGGAAACTTTTCAAACCATGAAATAATGTCAGTATCTCACAGTGACCAACTTGCATCTGACTTTGGTAGAACTGTAAGAGACATAGTTAACACTGAAAAGTTCCAAAGAATATTTAAAGGTGTTGCATTACGTAGTGATGTTAAGGCAGCAGGTAAATGGAAAACTAATAAGAATGGTTCATACTACGCAGCAGGTGTCCGGAGTCAGGTTGCTGGTAGGGGTGCAAATGTTGCACTGCTTGATGACGTTATGTCAGAAGAAGATTCATTTAGTCAGACAGGTAGAAAGTATATTAAGGAGTGGTATCCTGCAGGTTTAAGAACTAGACTTATGCCAAATGGTTCAATTATTATTATTAATACTAGATATCACTATGATGACTTATGTGGATGGTTACTAAAACAGGAAAAGACTGCAGAGCAGAATACATATTCATGGGAAGTAATTAGTATTCCTGCATGGTTAAATGAGGAAGCAGCAGAGTTACTAGATTTACCTGTAGGTAGTTCCTACTTTCCTGAGTGGAAATCTGATAAGATACTAAAAATAGATGAAGAAGAAATAAGAGCAAGTAATGGTGCAAGGTATTGGAACTCATTATATATGCAAGACCCATCTCCTGATGATGGTGGTATTATTAAAAAGAAATATATACAGTGGTGGGAGTATGATGAACCACCTGAGTGTCAGTTTATAATACAGACATATGATACTGCATTTAGTACAAGTAGAACTGCAGACTTTAGTGTGATACAAACATGGGGAATATTTAATGACTATGACGAGGATGATGGTTTTTCATCTCATTTAATATTACTAGGTAATACTAAAGGTAGATATGAATATCCTGAACTTAGGCGAATTGCCCAAGACTTGTATAAAGAGTTTAAACCTGACGTATGTATAATAGAAAGAAAGGCAAGTGGACAGTCACTAATACAAGATATGCGTAGAGCAGGACTGCCTGTATTAGACTACCTGCCTGATAAGGACAAGATTGCAAGAGTATATGCATCTACACCAATGATGGAAGCAGGAAGAGTATGGTTACCTAAAAATAAAGTATGGGCAGATGATTTGTTTTCTGAGTGTATGTCATTTCCAAATGGTTCACATGATGACCAAGTAGACTGTTTAAGTATGGCAATACATTATATGAAAGATAGTTGGAACTTAACACATCCTGAAGACCCTTCATGGGAAGATGATGGAAGTAAAAGAGACAAAAGAGTTGCATACTGGCGAGTATAACAGTATAATGGAGATATTCAAATATAATCCTGTTACATACTGTTTTGAATGTGGTGCAAAGAAATACAGTAGTTATTGTAAGTGTAGTAAACTGCCTATTAAAATAGGTAAGGCTAAATTAATTGATATTGAATTTTTAAAGTTTAAAAAAAATTTAAAGAGGGAAGAGAATGGCAGTAGAGAAGAACCCAAACGAAGAAAAGAACCAAACAAACATTATCAATCTAGACCTAGAAAAGGAAAAAAGAACTGATAATGTTAACTTTGAACTTGACCCTGAAACAGGTGAGTTAGAAGTTGAGTTTGGTGAATTAGATTTTGACCCTGAAGAAGCAGAGGTAGCTGAAACTTTTTATGAAAATCTTGCAGACCAAATGGAAGAAGAAGATTTACAGGACATTGCAAATACTGTAATAGAAAAATATGATGCAGATAAAGCTTCAAGGTCAGAGTGGGAGTCAATGTTTGAAAGAGGGTTTGACTTACTTGGTTTAAAACTAGAAGATACTACTGAGCCTTTTGAAGGTGCAGCAACTGCAGTACATCCACTACTTATTGAATCTGCAGTTAAGTTTCAGAGTAAAGCAAGTGGAGAGTTATTTCCATCTAAAGGACCTGTAAAAGTACAGATACTAGGTGATATTACAGAGTCAAAGCAAAGACAGGCAAATAGAGTACAAAACTTTATGAACTATCAGGTATCAGAACAAATGCCTGAATACTTTGACGAAACAGAAAGAATGTTGTTTCACTTGCCATTACTAGGTTCTGCAGTTAAAAAAATATACTATGATGATTCCTTAAACAGACCTGTTAGTGAATTTGTACCTATTGACCAATTTTATGTATCTTATTATGCAACAGATTTAAGAAGAGCAGATAGATATACTCATATATTATATAGAAGTCCTATAGAACTTGCAAGACAGATTAATGCAGGTATGTATAGAGATGTAGACTTACCTGACCCTGAATTACCAAAGCAATCTGCAATGGCAGAAAAGATGGACACAGTATTAGGTCTTACTCCTTCTACTGACAGTGACCCACAGTATACACTACTAGAACAACACTGTTACCTTGAAATAGAAGATTATGATACTGCCTGTCCATATATTGTAACTATAGAAGAACAGTCACAGAAAGTTTTATCTATTAGAAGAAACTGGAATGAGGATGATAAAACAAAACAAAAGAAAATGTTTTTTACTCATTACAGATTTGTTCCGGGATTTGGTTTTTATGGATTAGGTCTTATACATTTCTTAGGTAATCTTACTATGTCTGCAACTGCAGCAATGAGAAGTTTAATTGATGCAGGACAGTTTGCAAACTTGCAGGGTGGATTTAAGGCAAAGGGTGTTAAGGTTGTAGGAGATAATGACCCTATTGCTCCGGGTGAGTTTAAGGAAGTAGAAGCAACAGGTATGGATTTAAATAAATCTATTGTAATGTTTCCATATAAAGAACCTTCCTCTACATTGTATAATATGATGCAGTATGTAGCAAGTGCAGGTCAGAAATTTGCAGATACTACAGAACAAATTATAAGTGAAGGTTCTAATTATGGTCCTGTAGGTACAACTATGGCACTGCTAGAAGCTTCAAGTAAATTTTTTTCTGCCATACACAAGAGATTACATAAGGCACAAAGAGAAGAATTTAAAGTACTTGCACGAATAGATTCTGAAAGTTTACCTCAAAGATATCCATATGATGTTCCGGGTGAATCTTCAGAAATATTTAGAATGGATTTTGACGATAAGATTGACATTATTCCTGTAAGTGACCCTAATATTCCGTCATCTGCACATAGACTAATGATGACAAACATGGCAATGCAGTTAGCACAGAACGCACCTCCGGGTATGTTTAATATGGAAGAATTAAATAGAACTCTTCTTAATGCTGCAAATATTCTC